ATGATTTTATAGATGCAGAATACCAGTATCTTCTGTATTATAATAATATTATTACTAAGTAATAGTATTATAAGAGTATCCCTTAAAGGGATACTCTATTAATAATAGTATTAAGAATTATAATAATAGTATACAGAGCGATGAAGATAACAGAGAAAGATTTACGCAATTGGTTCCCAAGGGATATGAGGTTCTTGCACTTCTGTGCAAAGTACTACGGCTACTCCTTTCACAATGATGAGGTAGTGGAGAGAGCAAACCACCTTGCCGTACTCAACGTGATGCGATTAGTGAATAGAGACCAAGAGTTTGAGGACGAGGCGCATATGACAGGTATGGTTATGTCTTCATTCCGATACGCAATACTCAATGCCTACACCAATTCCCTTTCAGCTAACGAGAAGAACTTAGAGGTACGCAATGATAGTGAGTTGACCTATGGAGTTGGTGACGAGGAGTACAGCAAGTACCAAGCAAGTGCAGTTGCAGATACCAAAGAGATAGACAACCTTGTAGACTTCGTTACTGAGTACGCAGAGACTAACCTACCATACCTACAGAGGAGAGCCTTGGTAGAGTGTGTGATAGGAGAGTCAACAATGAAGGAGTTAGCTACAGATACAGACACAAGTGTACGCAAGGTACACCTTGCAAAGCAGAAAGCAATTAGAAGAGTTAAGAAACTAATAGGAGCATTGAATGAGAATGAAAAGAAGTATGGAAAGGAAGAGACTAATGGAAAGTACATTAGCCCATCTCGTAGCAAGTTACAAATCGCAATACAACTTGAACCCATTAGAAGAGACGAGACGAGAGAGCGTGATTATAGCAAGGCAATGTCTTTTGTCAATACTCCACCAAAAGTATAACCAAAGTCCAAGTTACTTGGGTAGATTAGTAAAGAAGAACCACGCTACCATACTACACTGTAGCAAGGTAGTGAACAACGCACTGTACTATCGTGATATCCAATATGTGGATGAGATAAACAGATGGTCTGAAATCTTTGAGGAGGTGATGCCTAACAGCCACGAGACTAAGGATGAGTTAGTAGATAATATATACCACCTACTACACGGTTCAATGCTAAACAACGAGAGTAAAGAGTCCGTACTTAGTATGGTTTTAGAAAAAATTAATAATGTTTACGTCAACGATTAATAATTTTGGTGTAATTTAGAAGTAATCAATTCAATTATATATGAGCAATTTAAACAAATCCCTAATCAAAGTCCAGTCAGAGTTGAAGGCTCCGAAGGGACAACGCAACAAGTTCGGTAACTACAACTACCGCAGTGCTGAGGATATCTTAGAGGCTGTAAAGCCTTTACTCGCAGCCAATGGACTGACTATGCAAATCTCAGATTCAGTTGCTGAGGTTGCAGGTATTCCTTACATTGAGTCTATGGTTGTGGTATCTGATGGAGAGACAGACAGAGTAGTAACTGCACAAGCAGGTATTGACCCTAATCGTAAGGGTATGGATATCGCACAGTGCTTCGGTGCAAGTTCATCCTATGCCCGTAAGTATGCACTCAATGGTATGTTCCTTATTGATGATACCAAAGACCCCGATGCTACCAACGACCACGGCAGAAGTTCTGCTCCTGCTCCTACACAATCAGCACCTGCACTTCTTCCTTTAACGGATGAGATTAAAGCTAAGATGGTATCTGCTGTAGCTGAAGGTAAGCGTGATGCAGTTGAGTCTGCGCTGGGCAAGTACAAGATTACGGCTAAGGTCCGCAAGGAAATCTTAGGGTAATGGATATCTTAGAAAGGTTTAACGATGATGAGGTGTACTATGCGGACAGGGAATACCTGTCCAATAGTTCCCTCAAGCTAATGAAAGAATCCCCTACCAAGTTTAACCTATGGCACAAAGGTAAGTGGTCACAGCCAAACACATCAGCGTTTGATGTAGGTCGTGCCTTACACGCAAGGTTCTTGGAAGACAAGGTAAACTACATTGGCTGGGAAGGTCAGCGCAGAGGGAACGAATACAAAGAGTTCCGTGCTGAGAATCCTAATACCATTGCACTAACCCAAAACGACTTCCACCTTGTTGAAGGTATGTACGATAAGCTGATGAAGGTTGATGCTGTTCGTGATATTATGGGCTTGGAGTTTACTCCCGAAGTGCCTGGGATTATGGAGTACCATACTGCCCAAGGTAATATCGTTAAGGTCAAGGGTAAGGCTGATGCCTTAGCTTGGAATGGTGTAGACAATTACCTTGTGGATTTGAAAACTACTCGGGACCCAATGCACAAGTTTAAGCGTAACGCTTTCTTCAACTATGCACAACAAGCATACTTGTATAAGACTATCTTTAATGTAGATAAGTTTTACTTCTTAGTTGTACAGAAAGAGTTCCCTTATGAAGTGGGTATATACGAAGCAGGAGATGCTTTCCTTGCAAGAGGTGAGCAAGAGTTAGAAGATTCAATTAACCTTTACGAAAGATTATTTATCAATGGAGAATTCAAACCATACAGTGCGGACATTGATGTCATATAGTAGCCTTGAGAATGTAATCATCTCGGGGACCAGCACCATCAGCGGTGTTGCTATTGCAGACATTATGTCTAACAGCAAGAAGAAAGAAGTAGCATTAGCGAAGGGCATTGCCTGTGCTGTGTTCAATGATTATGGGTACGGTGTACGTGAGATAGCGAGACTATTAAGCATTGACCATAAAGGAGTATCGGTATATATCGGCTCACACGATAACCGAATGGCTGATAAAAAGTACACGATTAAGTACAAGAAAGTCAAAGCATTTGTTGAAGGCTATGAGCATTCAAATGAAGTAAACGTAAACAGACTGAATGAGATATCCGCTAAGGTCATCGCAATGCAGGAAAGGTACGAGCATTTAAAAGAACTATTAACAAGTAACTAAACAAAAATCAAGATGGCAAACGACAAAGTATTCGTTGGAAAAACAAGTGTAATCAACACCAAGTTCGGTGAAATTGTAAAGGTAGCTTTAGGTCCACAGGACTTTGAGGTATTACTAAATGCTAAGAACGAGAAGGGTTGGGTAAACCTTGAGATTAAGGACAAGCGTGATGGCGGTAAGTACATCCAACTCCAAGGTGAGTACACAGGTAAGCCAAAGGCAATGGCTGTGAACGACACTGATGATATGCCTTTTTAATTTCCTTTTTCATTTCAGCTATATAAGTAGGGGGGCGTTGCCCCCCTTCTTTAATCCTCACAACGATGAACCTTAAATTGTCACAAAATAAGGGTAAAAATGTTAATTGTTTGTAACAAAACAAGGGTAAAATGACAAATAGAGAGATACTACTGGAAATGTACGAGAAACTTTGGAACGCTGACAAGGACAAGTGGGCTTGGAATGTGATACTGAAGGATACGCTTGAGAAAATAGAAACCAATAATGATACAAACCAATAGGGTTTTGTGTCTTTAATAGAACACTATGTCAAGTAAACTGCACAAAATAGTTGACACCAACAAAAGGTGTAAGCACATCAAAAGAGAAGGTGAGAGTTGTACGCTAAACAACAACTGCACCTATCCAGATTGTAAAATAGAAACCTTTAACACCAAAGAGAAATGAAAGAAGGAACATTAGTATGGATAGTAGCATCAGTAGGAGACGATGCACTACAAGTAAACTGCGACAATGATGAGATTGTGGTAGAGCCACACGGATTCAAGGCAATGCCTTTGTATGCTGATAAGCAGTGGGTGAAACCACTTACTCAAGAAGAGATTGAAGGGTATAATAAGAACCTTTAACACCAACGAGAAATGACACTTGAAGATGTTTTAGGATGTGTTTTAGTATTAGGTTGGAACGGATATCTAATTTATAAATGGAAGAGCAATGACAAGAAAGAGGAAGCACGTAAGAGAGATACAGAAATACTTGGAGATGTTAATGATAGACCAAGTAAACATAACACTACACGCCAGTAGATTTGGATGGAGTGAAGACATACAAAACCAACTGACCAACTCAGCCCTACTTATCCGTAAGTATCAGCGTAGGTTACGATTAATAAAAATGTAATGAAGTTTATACCTCACGAAGAGAACTGGGAGCGTGAGTACTTTGAAAATTTAAAGTCTCAACGCAAGAAGAGAAAAGCTAAGAAACTCAAACAGATAAATAAATGGAACAAGAGCAGCAGCCCCAAGAGGGGCAGATGATTTATGATGTAGGTGTTCGCTTATCTTGGAAGAAGAAGGTAGGTAACGGATACACCAATATGCATTTAGGCACACCCGACAGACCCTTTCAATTTGTTACAAGGGCTAAGGATATTAATGCTATCAATCGTAATCCCGAGATGATGGCTAAGATGATGTCTTATGTAGGCGCAACAGGTAAAGCAGTTTATGATTTCTATGTATCAGAAGAGTTCTACAGAAAAGAAATAAGCAAGTCCTTTGCGCATAAAGAGGGTGATTACGAGAAAGAATTTGGACAATAAAAAACAAGAGCAATGAGAAACATTATTTACAAAGCCGAAGATGTGGTAGACTCACTATCTACACTTCGCAAAGAGGGGGTTAGGAAAGGTGCTTGGACAGGATTTGACTCCTTGTTTGACAAGTATTCAGTTAAGAAAGGTAGCACCACATACATCTATGCTGGGGCGCACCAAGGTAAGTCGCAGTTTGGATTTGAACTGATGATGAACCTCGCAGAGTTCAGCGGTTGGAAGTGGGCAGTATATACTCCCGAGACAGGCTCACCTACTGAGGTGTTTGCCGAACTACTGTGGGTATACTTGCGTAAGCCTTTCCTAATTAATGACCACCTTACTGCTACAGATGAGGAGACAGAGAAGGCTATTGAGTTTATCAACTCACACTTCTACCTAATTGACAGCGGTCTACAAGACCTCAGCATTGAGGGATTCTACACAGCAGTAGAGACTATTGAAGAGGATAACTTTATTACCATTGATGGTTGTATGGTTGACCCCTTCACTGAGATTAGAACAGATGTATCCAGCGGTGTTCGTGATGACATTGCTATCGGTCAGGTACTTACTAAGGTCCGTAAGCACTCAGCAGAAAAGAACTACCACACTATTGTAACGGTACACACTAAACACCAACAAGCCAAGTACAAGAATGGCGTACCCTATGTTGATAAGCCTACGATGAACGATATTGCAGGGGGTATGCAATGGTCCCGTAAAGGTATGATGGTTGTTAATGTATGGCGTTGCCCCTACGGATTAGAGGATGGTAATGGTGTACCTTATGAGCCTAACCAAGTGGAGATTACAGTGGTCAAGGCTAAACCAAAGATTGTTGGTAAGCTTGGGACCGTTACTTTATATTATGACAAAATGAAAAACAGATACTATGAAATTGACAGCAGAGGAGAAAAGCAGTATGCCTATCCACAGCCTAATTCTTGATAGAAAGGTAGCCTTCGCAAATCTTGTGAGGGCTTACCTAAGATTCAATGTGGACGATGCACTCAATATTGTTGTTGAGGAAGATGGAGGTTTGTCCATAAACGGAAGCAGATATAAGTTTGATGTATCAGACTACACTGGTTCTACAGATAGGTATATATTCTTTAACCCTGCTTCGGGCAGGTTAGTTATAGAGGGAAATGGTAAGAGTAAAATTTATAAAATAGAAGTTGACTTATTAGATGAAGACAATAAATAGCTTATCGGGAGGAAAGACAAGCAGCTATATTGCTGCTAACTATCCTGCTGACTACAATATATTCTCGCTCATAAGAACTAATGACATAGCTTCTAAGTTTAAAGACGAGAAGACACGCAAGTTAGTAGAAGATAGATTACAAGCACCATTCATATCTACGGCTGAAGATGATACCATCATCTACACAATGCTTGACCTTGAGCAGTATATAGGCAAGGAGATTACTTGGGTTACAGGACCAACATTTGAAGACGTTATCAAAAACCACGGAGGTTATCTTCCAAACAAGGTTGCGAGGTATTGCACTACAGATATGAAGACTATGCCTATTGCTAAATGGAGATACGATAACATTGACGATGATGTTGAAATGAGGTTTGGCTTTCGGGCTAATGAGCAGTCTCGTGCTAAGACAATGAACGACAAGCTTAATGAGCGTGGTATGACTGAGGTTAAGATTGTAATAGGCAGAACCAAGACAGGTACAAGAAACCGCTGGGGTGTTATAGATTACTGTAAGCCTACATTCCCACTTATTGAGGATGGCATATTCAAGGATAATGTAGAAGAGTTTTGGAGAGACAAGCCCGTTAGGTTTGCTTATATGAACAATTGCATTGGATGTTGGTGGCGTGGACCTATGCTTCTAAAGCATATGGCTGATAAGCACCCAGAGAAGATGGATTGGTTTGCAAGACAAGAAGAAGGCAATAAAGGAAACTTTAAATCAGAGGTAAGTTACAGGGAAATAATTAACTACAATTCTCAATTCAGTCTGTTTGATGAAGATTTCTCAGAGTGTGATGGTGGTTATTGTGGTTTATAGAGTATATTAGGATATGGAAAAAGATTATATAAACAAGTTAAACAATGTTTTAAATGTTTCTCACAATGAGTATACAACAAAAGATTTAATACTTGAAGAGTCTGAAGCAGTAACAAAATTACTACTTCTAAAGAACAAAGCCTATGGTGATTCAGCACTAAACCCTGCGGGTATATTCGCAGGTGGTGATGCCGTTGATAACCTATGCTGTCGCATTGATGATAAGCTTATGCGAATCAAGATGCGTGGTATCACAGATGAAACTGAAGATACTGTCCAAGATTTAATTGGTTACTTGATACTACTGAAGGTTGCCCTAAGACAAAAGCGATGAGCAGAAACACATTCGTAAGAGCAAGTATCTCTGGGGACTATGGTCAAGACCTCGTAATGAAATACCTTGAAGATAAGGGTTATGAGGTTGAAGAGGCTCCAAAGAAACTCTTCTACGATTGGGATGTCAAGGCTACAAAGGGTAATAGAGTTGTTACCATTGAAGTTAAGTATGATAGCAAGGCTTATATGTGGGCTGCCCGTAGAGGTACACCCGAACAGCCTAACTTATACATTGAGTTTAGAAGTACCACTAAAGATGCTGACTCGGGAATCTTAAAGTCTAAGGCTGACTTCTATTTCTATATACTGAAGACGGGTGATAAGGATATCGCTTTTGTGTTTGACAGAGTTCAGTTTCTGCAACACCTACAGATGTCCAACTACAAGGTAGTGGGCAATGGTGCTACAGGAGACAACAATGCTCAAGGATGGATACCTCCACTACACGAGTTACTTGTATCACGCTATGGGTATAAATCAACTATAGACCTAACTGAATATGCTTGAGATAGAACTTGACTTACCTAAACCACCAAGCTTAAATCAGTATTATGCTGGTAAGCATTGGGCAATTCGTAAAAAACAAAAAGATGAATATGCTAAAGTCTGTAAAGAAGAACTTGAAAAGTTTGATGCGTTTACCTGCGAAACTTATGAGGTTCATATTAGGTACAATTCTCGTCACGATGTTGACAATGTTATTCTTGTTTCAAAATTTCTCTCGGATACTCTCGTTGCTATGGGTATCGTTAAAGACGATGGTAACAAGTATTACAAAAGGCTTAACATTAAGATTGACAAAGACCTACCAAAAGATTCTTTCAAAGTAAAATTAAAGTGTTATGATTAATCAAAAGAATTATCAAACGTGTAAATTAATTAAGAATAGGATAGACCTGTACTTGTATGAGATGTCTCTACTATTTTCTAATCTTGGAACTGACTCTACTGTAGAGGAACATCAAGATGCGTACAGAAGAGAAAAAGAATACATTGAACTAATAGCTGAACTTGACCCCGAAAAGGCAGATAGGTTACGCTCATCATATTGATATGTTACTTGAAGACTACTACGAAGATTTAACAGACGATGAAGCAAATATCATTCTTGATATATACAAAGTCATTGACGCCTTGGTATACCTCAACGAGCCAGTCACACTTGTGCGATTGGGATTTGAGTTGGACATAAAGCCACAGGAATTATCTGATTACCTGCCCACAATTGTAACTATACTAAACAAAGTAGAAGAAGAATATGCCGAGGTACGACAAGGCTATCGTTGAGCAGGAAGCAATACGCTCTGTACAACAAGGTAGAATAACAGAAGAACTCGGTAAGTTTATACTGCAACGCAGTATAGAGGTAGCAGGTTCTGCATTTGTTACCGATGGTAACGAGGAACTCAAGCAAGCACTAATAGATGCTGCTGTGATGAGGACCTGTGAGAAGTTCTTGTACTACTACATCAAGAACAAGTCTGCTGCAAATCTCGTTATTAGTATTATATACTCAACGATGACTAATAAGATAGTATCACTTAACCACAGTGATGTCTATGGTCAGAACATAAAAGGTTACCTCACCTATATAGAGGATGGTGAGAGCGTTACCAAATTAAAACGCTACATAAAGGATGATTATTTAAGTGAGAAATTATGATGGAGATTTATAACGATTGGATACTTGTCAGTTCGGTAGGATTAATGTTTAGTTTTCTTTTTATTTTTGAACCCTATGGTTGGGTGATGGAAAAAGTATTGCCTTTTAAGCCATTTAACTGCGTTCTGTGCCTTTCTTTTTGGTGTAGCATACTCCTTTATAGTTACCTTGGAGTTAATCCCTTATACGCCATTTATACGGCTTTTATCGCAGAACTATCTTACAGGAAATTGGTCAATGAGTAGTGCAAAGAATGTAAATTATAAAAGCGAGTGGCTCTTCCTTTATTGGGACGAGCCTATTTTTTCTAATTCAAACACTAAAGACAATGCCGATACCTGTTCCGAACCTAAAGGAAACAAGACCTGAATTTATTGAAAGATGTATGAGTAATCCTAAAATGATTGAGGAATACCCCGACACATCACAAAGATTAGGAGTATGCTACACTTCTTGGACATCGGAAATTAAAAAAGTAAAATAATATGGAAGGACTAACAAGAGCATTTCATATGTTCTTTGAGTACGGTGAGTTTGATTCACCCGATGAGAAAGGTAGCTACCAGCAGATGAGTGTGCCTTTTCTTAACAAGCTAACCAAGGCTCGTGAACTCGCAGCTATTGGATTTAAAATTACAAGTGGATACAGAACTCCTGAACATAATGAGAAGGTAGGAGGAGTTCCTAATTCAAGTCATACGCTTGGACACGCTGTAGATATCTACGCACCTACCTCAAGACAGAAATATATTATTATTAACTCTCTTCTTCAAGCTGGGTTTAATCGTATTGGTGTGGCTAAAAACTTTATCCACGTTGATGATGACCCAAGTAAGAATGAAGATGTAATTTGGACCTACTAATGAAAAATGATTTTGATGTAAGCGACTCATTCGCTGACTTCGTAGACGAACTATCTAATGATGAAAAAAATGATAATGCTCAATGCTCCATTGATAATCCAGAGTGTGAAGCTTGCGGTAGCTAATTATGGGAAATCCAATAACGAAACTATTCACAGGGGGTGCGAAGGAAGCTGTGGAAGCAGTTGCCAATGCGGTAGATAGGTTCGTATCTACACCCGAAGAGAAAGAAGCTGTGCGTCAGAGCATAGAACAAGAGATTACCAAGCGTTGGCAGGCCGATAGCCTTACCGATTCTTGGTTGAGTAAGAACGTTAGACCACTAACCCTTGCAACCGTTATGATATTCCTTGTACTTATGACCTTCTTTGAAGGCTTTGGTATTAGTAGTGTTAACGAAAGATGGATTGGGTTATGGGAACTGGTAAGCGTGACGGTGATAGGCGGGTACTTCGCAGTAAGAACCGTGGACAAGAGAACCAAAGTAAAGTAATGTGGTGCGAATATGCACCAATAGAATGTACTTGTAAAGGTACTTGCAATAAGAAAGGGGGACGTTAATCGTTCCCCTTTTTGTTTTTATATAAGTTATGTGAACGCTGTACAGTATATACTATAGAAGCTATCAATAACACAAGCTTTAGTGCTTGCTCTATCTGTGAAAAAGATATAGCGAGTGTTGCTGTGTTTAGCAGTAGTAGTTTGATATCGTTACCGTCCATCACAAGTTATAGCTTACTCCTCCGTCTTCGCAGGTCTTGTTTGTAATACCATCTTGAGGGTAGAACACATCACCTTGGTAGGTATCTTCCGCATCAAACAAGTCATTGTCGCAACCATCGGCTGTAGCGACTGCCTTAAGTATAGGGTTGTCAAGGATATAATTTGTAATGCGTTTGTTGATGTAAGATAGCTTACTCTCAATAGTAGTAGAAATAGTATCAAGGATGTACTGGTCTTGCTTCTGCTCCTCTGCTTTAGTGGTCGCAGTTGCAGTGCGTAATATAGAGATGGCCGCTTTAGCAGAATACATTGCCAATGTATACTTCACCAACTTAAACAAACCTTGCTCAGAGGTAGATAGACTTTTCGCTACAACCTTTGCTTCAATGTCTTCGTACAAACAAGTACCAAGCAAATCTTGGATAGAAGTAAACTGCTCCAATTGGATAAGGGCCAACAAAGCACCTCTGTCCAATCTCTTGGGCAAAGGGAAGTTTTGGTACAGGTAGTTATCGTCTATAAAAATTACATCAACCATTGGTTATATCTGTTGTGTTAGCACCTTTAATGCTTTCCAAGTTGATATCTTCCTCAACAATAGAAAGGTCCATAGCATCGTATCCTACAGTACCTAAGATTCTGTTTACAGAGTCTAAAAGAATTTCTCGGTTAGGTAGCGTTTCAGTAGCCCGAAAGATTTGATACGCTGTGACGAGTTCGTTCCCCGTACCACCCAACTTACCTGAAACCATAACGCCAAATAGAGTAGGAGAAGTGACGTTATGAGCAGTAAGGATTTTAGCATCGTTAAGTCTTGATAATACATCTACAGTCTTGTCTAAGTTAGCAATGTCTAAAGGCTTAAATTGTGGAGCATCCTCTTCCTTTTTAACCCAAGAAACAATGAAGTTATCTGCTTCAGCACCAGTGAAAGACTCCTTGAACTTTTTGTACTCCTCACGCTTCTGCTCTGCACTCATATTTCTACCGATGAAGGTAGCTAATACCTTAGGCGTAAAGCCGTTCTCAGCAGAGTTCTTAATGTGTTTACCGAAGGAGAAGTCAGAGGCAATGTAATGGAATGCAGAAATGTAGTTAGGAACACCATAGTATGGGTTACCACTGTATGGGTTAGCTACATAAAGCAAGGCTTCAGTACCGCTCTTATCAAACTTGTTGAAAGCCTTAATCTTGCGAGGTTCATTGTGCTGTACA